GTCTGTTGTTGAACCTGTTGTTGAACCTGTTGTTGAACCAGTTGTTGAACCTGTTGTTGAACCAGTTGTTGAACCTGTTGTTGAACCAGTTGTTGAACCAGTAGTTGAGCCTGTTGTTGAGCCTGTTGTTGAACCAGTTGTTGAGCCTGTTGTTGAGTCTGTTGTTGAGCCTGTTGTTGAACCAGTAGTTGAGCCTGTTGTTGAGTCTGTTGTTGAGCCTGTTGTTGAACCAGTAGTTGAGCCTGTTGTTGAGTCTGTAGTTGAGCCTGTTGTTGAGTCTGTAGTTGAGCCTGTTGTTGAACCAGTAGTTGAGCCTGTTGTTGAGTCTGTAGTTGAGCCTGTTGTTGAACCAGTAGTTGAGCCTGTTGTTGAACCAGTAGTTGAGCCTGTTGTTGAGTCTGTAGTTGAGCCTGTTGTTGAACCAGTAGTTGAACCAGTAGTTGAACCTGTTGCTGAACAAGTAGTTGAGCCTGTTGAATCAGTTGAATCTGTTCATGAACTAGAGTCTATTGTTTAAAAATTTACTACATTTTTATTTAATATAATTAAATAATATGAAGTTAACACGCCATAAAAAAAATAAATCAAAAAAATCAAAAAAAATAAAATATGGCGGAACATTACCCAATTTTAACGTATACGAGTTAGCATCTACAAATTTATATCACGGCACATTTAATAAAATAACAACAAACTTAATGACTCCTTATTTTTTATCAAAGGATCCATTACAATCCATAGGTCATTTATTAATTGAATTCAAGTCTTTATTTAGAGAACAAAGTAAACGAATACCCAATGAATCAACTATAACAAACAAATTAAAATTAATGCGCAGTTGTTTTCCTACTTTGTATGTATATAATTCACCGGTACCTTTACGATTATTACAAATAAATAATCCTTCTAATTTTGAAAACTCATTTAACATTTTATTCAATAAACCCGTATTACTTAAACATGTACAATCATTGCCAAATGCAGATGAAATAAAGAATTTGTTTATTAATAAAATAGATGCACTTGGTGTTTTTAATATACGCTCTGATTCAGATATAAATATTAAATTTGAACAATATTTAGATCAATGGTCTGGATATTGCCAAGCAAGTTGTTTTGCAGGATGGGCCAATACTCCAGGATATTTATTATTAAGTAAAATAAATTACAATGAATATTTCAAAGAACTTAAGTTAATTGATGGCGACGTTACAGGTATGTATGTAAATAATGATCAAGATGAAATCATTATGTTTGAAACATTAAACAGAGTAAATAAAATACCTGTTTTTCCGCATGATGTACTTAATTTATCTTCAAATTCGCAATTAGAATTTATAGAAAAATATAAAACTTTTCCCGTACCTGAGTTTATGAAACATTGTGTTAAACCCTATATTTATTTTATGGGGTTAGACAATATTCGATATACTTGGGATTTTGGATTTTTCAAAACAAAATGTGTTACGTACAATCCATACAAACCTATTGCAAAACAATTAATGTTAAATAAAACACAAAATTGCAAGAGTACGTGTAGAATAAGCACAATACCCTCCGATCAGGATTTTCGACATTTTGAACCCAAAAATTCAGCGTGTTATGATCCCGCACTTGATACTGAAGATGAACATGTAATTCCAAGTGATTATACATCGGTAAAATATAGCATAAAACGGGAGGATCATTTATATTATTTATTCGTGTATATACAAAAAATAATTACATCTACATATTTATCTAATATAATTGATGCATTAGATAATTGCAGTAGAGACCCTGTACTCGATAGACACTTAAATACTTTTTAATGTGTCCTGTGATAAGTTAGATAATTTCTTATTTAATTTCACATTATTTGAAATTGAATAGAATCTATTGTTTAATGCCGAACTGCCATTAAAAATGTATACGATCCATTGTTAGATCCACCAAAACTAATATCATTGTAATTTTTCATTTTGGCACGAAGACGTTTGAATTTAATGTAGTCTGAACTATCATACACAAAATGTTGATTTCCGGAAGCACCATTTCCATTCGTTGTACCATCTCCCGACCCCAAAGTATTTCTATATTGACCAATACCTACCGACCCCTTTATTTGATTAGGTCCACCCGGTTCGCGCTGCCGATCCAATAAATCCCCGGCATTATAAAATACACGAAACGGACTTGTTGCCCATTTTTTAGTCAATACAGCATTTCCATTAAATTTGGACGTATTGGGAAACATTCTGCGAATGATCATTCGGTCAAGAGGAATTTGGCTTGCTTCTGCAAGTGGTGCTGCCATAGAAGCACCTTGTTGCGTAGACGTTGTAACTACGGGCATTTATATACTTTCTAAATATTTTATTTTTTAAAATCTTTCCATTGTATTTGTTTATGTTCTTGTTTTACTTGTTTTGGATATTGTTGGTCTAATTTTGTAGTTTCAGCTAATTTATGATCAATGTAAATTTCTTTAAGCAATTGACCTACTTTTACACTTCCTTCGTTTTGATCACATTGACCATTTTCAATCATTTGTAAAACATCCAACAATTGAAATAAAATTTTAGAATCCATTTCACCTTTCATCATAATGTTGTACAATTCCATGTAATTGTAAAAAAGAAAACTACATTCTGACATGACTAATTGTTCAAACTTTTCCTTGTCGGATTTTAACAATTCCTTATGTTCTTGTTTAAGACGAAGTAATGCTTCTATGGATTTGCGTATGTCAGAACTATGATGCATTTCACGAATTTTATCTGTTTGATCTACCATGTTATTTTGTTCTGCCATTTTTTTTAATTGATATTTGTCGTTTTCGCTTAACATATTTGGTTCGGCGATTATTTTTTTTACGTTTGAACGTTTTTCCGCCCATAAATCCCTGTAATGGGTCTTTTCGCCATTCAATATCAGCTTTTGCTTGTTGTAATTGAGCTTGAGCACGTTTATCCGTTATTGCTGTTACATAATCCTTTTTTTCTACACGAGATGATGTAGGATTACAAGCCGGTTCATTGTATTTTGACATACCAGTTGGATCCGGTTTACGTAACCCCATGTTAAGTTTAAATGTTGTAAGATGATAATTAAATGACCATACATTTGTGTCAAATACTTTTTCATTGTCATTCATTGTTTTTGGGGTTACATAATAATTTAAAATAGCCTGCATTGTTCCTGAATGACTAACAGCAAAAGCTACTTCACTATTTATTTTACGATCTATATCGGGTTTATCAGATTTAACCATACCCGATACTGGATCTTCAAGCACACGTGGATCTACAAATAAATCTACATCTGCATCCGACATGTTAAAAGCTGTATATATGTCTTTTACCCATTTGTCAAAATTTTGTAAACTTTCTTCTTTATAATAGGTGGTTAATGTCTCTATTGTATACTTTGGAGATAGTCTATTTAATGCCGCACGTTTATTTGCTACATATTGGGTATCGTTAAAGTATTCATCTGCTTTTTCGGAAAGTTCATCATGTGAAATGTTTACGCGTATTCTTGGAATTTTGTTATTAGATAAAAAATCATTTATATTCATTTCTATGTATTCTTTGTTAAATGGATAGTCGGTTTTATCTTGTGGATATTTACTTTCAGTATACATATTACTTGATACACGTTCAACACGACTACGTATTGGATCTATGATATAAATGTTAGATTCCATAATATTTTTAATTTTTTTACCTAGAATATGATCATTGTTACTGATATATAAATAAATTTGTTTTAATAATGAAAAAAAGAGAGACATTTGACTCCATTGATCATCAAATATGATTGGTCTATTACCAGTAGGATTTTTATCATTCTGTTTTTCTTTTATAAAAGGTGACACAATGATATATTTATTAACGCGTGCATCAGATGAAAAATGTAATAAAATGGCGGTTTGCCATGTTCGAATAAGAGAGGAAACAAAAACAAATCCGTTATATGCTGGTTTGGGAGCAACAAGTTTGTCACGATTCAACAAAATATCAAGTATTCCGTAGATTGTAAGAGATGGATCTTCTACATCATTCAATTTATAAATACCTTTACTTCCAAATGCCTTGTTCAAATTATTACATGAAAATCCATGCCGATGAAACGTATAATTTATTGTTGAAATATATTGTTGTGGTTGAGAAATTGAAACTTTATTTAAAAATAGTGTTTTTCCTTCATAGTCATTTAAATTAGCATAAAACCCAAACTCTTTATTACAAACAATGTTTGCCGGATTTGTATAAACAATAAAATATTTATACCCGTTATTATCTTCAAGTTCATAATTTCCAGGCTGTAATGAAAATTCCCCAATACTTTTTTTAAACAAATCTTCTATAAATAATTTTTTATTGATTTGTATTGTGCGATTCATTGTAGTACCATTACTATTTGATTGTACATTTACATTCATATTATCTTGCCAAAACCATCCTCCTTTTTTAGTTTTCATATATTATCCAAATAAAAAATATTTGATTAAGTATGAAACGTGCGTTGTTAATTGGTTTAAACTACAAAGGTGCTTCATATGAATTAAATGGGTGTATCAACGACGTAATGAATATTAAACGTTTATTACTCTCTAATGGATATGATGAAAAAAATATAGTTGTTCTTACGGATAATAATCGTAGTAACATGCCTACCCGAAACAACATTTTAAATGAATTGTCCAAATTAACTATACTCCCATCTTCAGAAATATTTGTTCATTATTCTGGACATGGATCTCGTATACGTGATAGAAATAATGATGAAACAAGTGGGTTAGATAGTGTTATTGTACCATGTGACTTTTTAAGATCCAATGTTATTGTAGATGATATTTTATTTCAATACGTATCTAAATTTAAGTGTAAATCTATATTATTGTTTGATAGTTGTAATAGTGGATCCGTATGCGATTTACCTTATATGATGTCATATTCAAATGAACGTATTTTACAATCAACTACAAAACGCGTTGTTAAAATGGCAAATCCATCTGTGTACATGATAAGTGGTTGTAGAGACAATCAATATAGTATAGATGCTTATAGTAATGGTGTATATTATGGTGCATTTACAAATGCGTTTATTCAATCTATACAACCCAACAAATCCATTTTATCTATCTATGTAGACACGTGTCGAAAATTGCCATCGTCACAAGTTCCAGTACTATCTATGAGTTTACCTATGATAATTAAATCGTCTCCTTCTATGTTATCTCGTAGTGTAAATCTTAGTGGAAAACAAAAACGTATTGTACACCCTAGATTTCATATGTCAACGAGTTAATTTTTTTATTAAATACATAATAGGACCTATAGGTTTATTTTGTTGTATGTTATGAATTTGAAGTCTGCTAATTTGAAATACGTCAATCTTATTTATAGATATCCATAACAAATAAATACAAAATAATATAAGAGTAGCATAAACATCTCTTTTATGATAAGGAGTATGAATCACACTCCATAATGGAAGAACTTTTTCAATAAAAATAATAATTATAAAATTAATAACATAAGAATAGGAATAATAAATCATGGTACATATGATAACTATATTGGCCAAAAGCGCAATGATAAGTGCACCTTTAGGATTATATGAAACTATACCAAGTTCATATAAAACGTACCATGTAAAAATCCAATATGAAAAATGATAATAAAATTGTTGTAACATATTAAATATTATTATTATTTTTTAAAGAAAAAATGAATTAAAAAAGTAAAGGTATAAAGTATACCATGATCATTCCAATTAAGTGTTTTACCTGTGGAACAATTATTGCCGACAAATATGAATTTTATTTAGAAAAAGTAGCTGAATTTAAAAAAACGGGTGCTGAAGTTCAATATTTTAGTGAACACAATACAACAAAAACAATTGAAGGGCGAATCATGGATGAATTAAAATTAACAAAGCCTTGTTGTCGTCGCCATATGCTTACGCATGTAGATATTGAATAAATACTTAAAAAAATATCTAGGTAATATTATATGTGGCAGGACGAAATTGATGACCAGGATTACCAAGATCCCGTTTCAGTCAACGCAATAAATTCGCAAATAACTTCGCAAATAGAAACTGAATTTTTTTATCAGCCCATTACGTCTATGAACAAACGCATTTTAAATGCGATTACAGGAGAAGAGTATCCATATCGTATTGGAACGCGAGATGAAGAACGATTTTATGTTGTTATGGAAAGTGACCCTAATAATTACAAAGAGGCCCGTCGACTTTATTTTGATTCACCCGAACAATATGAGCGTGTAACTGGACGAGTTGTATCTGCTGAAAGTAAACGCCGGTTTTATAACAAAAAGAAAAAGTTTATGTAAAACTTATTAAATGAATGTATATACTTAGAATATAATGAATTATTATGAAGTATTAGGTGTTAAACCCAACGCAACTCCGGATCAAATTAAAAAACAATATAGAAAATTGTCAATGGAATTTCATCCGGATCGTCCTAATGGAAACGCAAGTAAATTTAAAGAAATCAATGAAGCCTATGAAAATTTATCCGATGAAAGTTTAAGAAAACAATATGATCAACCTCAAATGCCGGACATTTTTGAAATGTTGTTTAAACATGATTTTCCTCAACCTAATTTCATGTTTCAAACATTGATGAAACCTCCTCCTTTGACTATCAACATTTCAATTAGCTTAGATCAAGCGTATACAGGGGGTAGTATTCCAGTACCTATTGAGCGTTGGATCAATATCAATCATATTAAACAACTGGAGCGTGAAACTCAATACATTACTCTTCCTGAAGGAATTGATAACAATGAATGTTTACTGCTTCAAAACAAAGGAAATATGGGTCCTGATGGAATATTAGGAGATGTTCGTATTATTGTAAACGTAGAACCGCATCCTTCTTTAGAACGGAATGGTATTGATTTGATTCATAAACATTCTATTACATTAAAAGATGCATTGTGTGGATTTTCTTTTGATTTAGATTATTTACAAGGAAAATCATTTAAAATTAATAATACAAGGGGGCATATTGTGTCTCCCAGTTATAAAAAAACAATTCCTAACATGGGCATGAAACGAGATCAATCCATAGGTAAATTAATTATATTGTTCAACATTATATTTCCTACTTCATTATCAGAGACAACACTAGAAACATTATCTACCTTACTTTAAAAATATTTTTGGCTAAACAAAAAATATTAACAAAATAATAAAAACATTATTTTGTTAAAAAAATGTAAGTTCGAACTCTACTCACTATGTCGACGATGGCTTGATGTTACCAAAAGATGGTCTCGGTATTTTGAAGTTTGGTCCTAAAGTATGTGTTGGCGATTACTTTACCATTGTTAGAGATGGCCTTGAGATTGGTCTGCC